GCAACTTAGCTTTTAAATCTTTGTCAGCAACAAACTTGTCTAATATCTTGCTGACTGGTTCTATGAATTTATCAATCATCTTCCTTGACCTCTGTACTTCTTGAACTGAGCTTTTTTATTTTTGTTTTTAGGATAAGTGTTTGGTGAAGAGCCGATAGAAGTTCGTTTAGTTTTGGCTCTCTGATAATCGTGAGTCTTGGCTACTGACTGTTTTGGTTTAGCCATTGTGATTTATGCAAATACTGCTGCTACTAATGTACCAAGAATTAAAAAGAATCCAGTGACTATCATAGAAGTTATTTTCTTATCCAGTCTTTCAAATTGTGTATCTAATTTTGCATCTAGGTTCTCAATACTAGATTCAATCTTTTTCATTCTGTTCCAGTTTTGTGTCCACCGCTCTGAGCATTGTACTTCATGCTTAGATAATTCTAAATGCACATCAGAAGCGGTGACACGACTAGACATTATTTTTTCTTGCCCCTAGTTTTAGGTTTAGGTGCTGAAGGATAAAGATCTTTGATTAAATCTTTATGCAAGAAGCATAAAAAAATAATAAAGATTGAATTTGTTAATGTTAATACTTCAAACATTTATTTCTCCTCGTCAGCTTCAACCTCTTCTACAGTTAAGCTGTTTTGAAAATCCAAGATACGATAGTTCTTATCTCTGTTTAGTCTGTTGTGCTGAGCTTCTAGTTGTTGCATATCTCTTGCAATCCCTTGAAGTTCCGCAGCAATAACTAATTGATCATCGTTAAGATCTTCTCTTCTGTATTCCTTGTCATCTAAAGTTATGATGACTGGATTTTCGTTTACTTGTTCTTGTTTCTCCATTAGTTTCTCCTAAAAGTTTTAATTAATTATATATTAACTAACAAGAGTTTTGGTAACAGAAGTCGGATTCTTTAACCCATCAATCTGTGCATCCAATCCATCTTTCAGAGATTGTACTTCTTCAGCACCCATAGCAGCTTCAACCCAACCAGTAGCTATTGTATTAGTTACTTGGTCAAATGGTACAAAGTTGCTGAGATCAGAGGTATCAACTGTTTGAGTTGAGTAAACAGTAGCAACATAAGGATTGCCTTCTGCATCTACTTCAGAATCAGTACCTGTTAAGATCCAATGAATGTTGTAAATAACATTCTGTTCGCCACCCTCAGATGGGTAAACATCTACAGTATGACAGTTCCATGTATAAGTTATTGCCATTTTATTCTCCTTTAAGTAATGCTACTTCGGCTTGTAGCTGTTCTATTAATGTTTGTTGTTCTTTCATACCTGCAACCAAATGAGTCACAAGTTTGCTGTAATCCATTTGATAGTATTCTTCTTCAGAGCCACTAACTGCATTAGGCACAATCTGTTGTACTTCTTGAGCTAATAAGCCTTCGTCAGATTTACCATCGGTTGTCCAGTTAAATGCTACTGGATTAAGAGCATTAATTACCTCTAATCCTCTTGCAGACCCTGTAACATCTTTTAGTCTTGCATCAGATGATGTGTTAAATTGAGTAGAAGTACCTGTGGTTTTAATACTACCAACTTCCCCATTTGGGTTTTCAAATCTTGCACAATGCTGTATAGCTGTTGTTGATTTACCAATATAAAGACCATCTTTTTGTAATTTAACACCTTCTGAGCTTCCTGAATAAGAGCTAATTCCAACAAGAAAATGACCAGAATTATTTATCCTTATGCGTTCTGTGCCAGTTCTTGCTGTACCTGCTGCTGTATAAAATCTAAGTTGATTGAAAGCATTGATTTCACTAATACCACCGCCAAGTCCCATGTGGCGTGTAGAGCCATCATCAGCACCATATATTATTAAATTACCTTCAGGTTCAGAAGAAGGATTGTAATGTTGTAAAGTTATTGTTCCAAATTTAGTATTACTATCAGAAGTAATACCTAGTTGAATATTACCGCCTGAGATATTTCCATTGGTTGGTAAGCCAACATTGCCTGAAGTATCAAAGGTTACTTTGTCAGAACCTTGATAAAATCTTAAATCCTTACTTGAAGTGGGTTGATACATAAACCAATCGCCGCCTGAAGTACCACCTTCTAATTTAAAACCAACCTCTCCTTGTGATTGTGTTCCTCTGCCTACAGAAATGTAGGCGTTTCCAGTGGTGTCAACAACATCTAGTGCATATGCAGGACTACTCGTACCTATACCAACTCTATTATTTGTAGAATCTACATACAGCGTATTAGTGTCAACTGTTAAGTCTCCTGAAACTATTGCAGAAGCAAAGGTTGGTGTAGAAGTTCCAGTATCTAAATAAGTCTCAACATCACTATCTGTATAACCTGAGATAGTAGAAAAAGATAAAGTACCTGCACCGTTAGTTGTTAAGACTTGACCGCTTGTACCATCGGTTACATTTAACTCTGTAATACCTACAGTGTTAGAACCTATGTTTGTACTTAATGCTACGTTACCTGAACCATCAAAAGAAACTCCTGCTGCGGTGACATCACCAGTTAAGCTGAAGTCTCTTGCGGTTGCTAAGGTAGTTGCAGTTGAAGCTGCAACGCCTAAAGCATCAACAAAAGATTTAGTAACTCTAGTATCTATTGCTGAATTAGCTCTAGCATCGGTGTAATAAAGATTAGTATTCTCAGGAACTATGCTTGTATCTAAGGTAGTGGCTACAGATTGATTTGAACCATTACCATAGAAGATCTTGCCTGAGTTTAAGTTAGGTGTCGCATTAGTTCTTCCTGCACCCTGCACACTGAATGTCATATTAGTGTTAGGGCTTACTCTAACTACCCTACCCAAGTTTTGAATAAGATTGCTTTCGCCTGTTGGTGCAACATTTGTAATATTACCTGCTTCTGTAGCACTAACATAAAACACATCATTAATGATTAGTGTAACTCCAGTCTCTAGATTGTTTGAAGCTGAAGTATCAATGCCTTCTAGTGTTCCTAGAACAGTCATTTGTCCAGTTGCATTATTATTAATATCGGTTCTTGCTATACCAACCGCAGGCATGGTTGATGCACTATTGGCTTTTGCTAAAGCTACTGTAGGTGTATCGCCTGATAAACCTGTAACATAAACTGCTTGTCCTTTATAAATGGTGCTTCCTGTTGTGTTGCGAATAGTTGTTTGAATTGCACCATCAATATCGCCTAAAAATTCATCTGTTGCTGTTACAGTATTGAATGTAACATCATCTGTCGTACCTACCGCCTGTCCTATAGCTATGCTTGGTGTTGAACCTTCACCAGTTCCGCTTGTAACAGTAACACCAGTTCCACCTGTAGCACTTGCAACATAGTTACCTGTAGTATCAGTTCCAAGAGCAACAGAGTCCGCTTGGACTCCTGCTGCTGTTACATTCAATGCATTTACAAAAGATTGAGTAACCCTAGCATCAATGGCTGAATTAGCCCTTGTATCTGTGTAATAAAGGTTAGCACCTTCTGCTAAATCAGAAGTAGATTTAGTTGCAAGTCTAGTATCAAAGTCTGAATTAGCCCTTGCAGTTGTATAGTAAAGATTAGTACCCTCAGTTAAGTCAGAGGTAGATTTACCAGAGAAAGCAGAATCAAATCTAGCTGTTGTGTAATAAAGATTTGTGCCTTCTGTTAGATCGCTAGTGCTTTTACCACTAAATGCTGAATCAAATCTAGCTGTGGTGTAATAGAGGTTAGATGCACCTTCAGAAAGATCATCGGTGTCATGGTTTGCAATACTGGATACTGTTCCTGTAACATTGCCCTCAAAAGTTCCTGCAACAAAAGTTTCTGAACCTACAGTCCATTTATCGTCTGTTTCGTTCCAAAGAAGAGTTTTATTTGTTGCATCCCCTCTTTCAATTTCTATACCTGCATTTTCACTAGGTGTTCCTGTAGCGTTAGAGTTAAAGAGAATAATATTATCTGCAAGATTAATAGTTTCAGTATTAATAGTAGTGGTAGTTCCTGAAACGGTTAGGTCTCCAGAAACTATGACATCATTAAACGTAACGTCAGAAGTTGTGCTAACTGCCTGACCAATAGAAATTTCACCAGTGCTATTGTTATAAGTAACTCCTGTACCACCAGATAATAAACCTCTTACCTCACTATCTGTTCTTTCAGTAAATGACATAACTCCAGTTGTAGAGTTATAAGATAAATCTCCAGAAACAGAGATAAGTCCTCTAACTTCTGCATCGGTTCTTTCAGTAAAACTAAATACACCAGTAGTTGAATTGTAAGAAAGATCTCCAGAAGCAGAAACTAAACCTCTTACTTCTGCATCAGTTCTTTCTGTGAATGACATAACTCCTGTAGTAGAGTTATAAGATAAATCTCCTGAAGCAGATATTAATCCTCTGACTTCTGCATCAGTTCTTTCTGTAAACGATATTACTCCTGTAGTGGAGTTATAAGATAGATCACCTGATGCACTTATAGTAGCTCTTGCTCTTGCATCAGTAAAATATAAATTAGTTCCTTCAGTTAGGTCTGAAGTTGATTTGCCACTAAAAGCAGAATCAAACCTTGCAGTTGTATAGTAGAGATTAGTGCCTTCGCTGAGATCTGAAGTTGAATGATTAGCTATACTAGAAACTGTACCAGTAACATCTCCAGTTAAATCTGCTGCAACTGTATTAAAGGTGACATCAGCAGTAGTGCCAACATCTTGACCAATAGCCAAAGTAACACCATTACCAGAAGCAGTAGAAGTAACACCTGTACCACCAAGCACAGAAAGTTCTTCAGAATCTAAGTCTATAGAAATGCTTGTCGTGCCATCTGTGAGGTCTAAATCTTGAGCTGTTACCTGAGCATCAACATAAGTTTTAATTGCCTTAGAAGAAGCTAGAGTATCGTCTGAAGCAGAAACAGAAGTTAGATCTGTGTCCAGAACTCCTGATTTTAAGTTGTCTACTTCAAGGTTAGAAATGGTATTACTGTCAGCATCAATGCTTTTATTAGTAAGGGTCTGTGTGTCGGTTAGTGTGACTACACTACTATCTATAGCGATAGTTAATGTATTTAAAGCACCTGATGTGGCAATACCATTTCCACCTGAAATCGTAAAAGTCTCTGAATCTAAATCTATAGATAAAGCTCCACCTGTATCGCCTTGAAAGTCCAGATCTTGAGCTGTAACTTGGCTATCTACATACGCTTTGATTGATTGCTGTGTAGCTAATGCAGAAGCATCATCAGAAGATAAATCATCTTCGTCTAATATGGTTGTAACTGTTGCACCAGAACTAAAAGAAAAAGAAGTAATGGTGTTAACTGTACCACCGTCAATATCTACAGTGTTTGAGGTAGTTATTGATACTGGTAAAGTAATCCATGCATTATCATCGCTGTTTCGCATTTTGAGCAGATTATTTCCTGTATCCACCCAAAGCATATATGCTGCTGTAGTTGTTGGTTCTGTAGCAGATGAATTATTGGAAAGTATTGCTGATAGAGCATTGTTTAAATCTGCTCTAAAATTAGCACCAGTTGCATTTGCTAAATTGTAGTCATGACTTGCCATTTAAAATCCTCTTCCCCTATTGTAGTTTATGTTGGTGGTGTAGGAAACACCACATCATCAATATTATCATTCTCTGTATATTGAGATGGTAAATCTCTTAACTGTTGTCTGTAAGTTGCCCATTCTGCCTTCTTTTCATCAGAAAGCGGTGAATCATTCATTTGTGTCCAATCTGATCTTCTTAATCTAAGATCTCTGTATATTCTTAATTCTTCTAATATTGGAAGAATGGAATCATTGTTGCCATTGACTATTTCGCCATCAACAACTTTAGAATTTTGTATTAGCTCAGGATGTCCTTCTATCCATTGCAAGCCATCTTCAGGACAAGAAGCATCTTCAAGACCTTCTTGCACTGTTTGGCAATGCTTTATATTGCCCTCTGAATCGTACCAACTAATTCTCTTCATCATTTGTAATTCACTATAACTTGTATGCCACTTATTCCATAACTTCTGGTGCTATAAAGAACTCCAGTTCCATTGGTTTCTAGCGTTACTCTATATTGATAATAATAATCTGCTGTATAAGCATCGTTAGCAATAATAGACTGCAATGCTTCCCCTGTTTCACCTCTTGCTCTAATAGTTGCAATGGTTGAATAACTAGCAGAACTTACACCACCGCTAGTTGATGCACTTCTTCTTTGTACTTGCAGCTCACACCAGTCAGCAGTAGAGCTTCCTGAGTTAGCATTAATATAAGTATTACCAATAACAAAAAAAGTGTTACCTGTAGTAGATGGTGCTTGAAATACACCTGTAGTAACAATAGCAGTTTGAGCTAAGTTATCAACATACCAATATCCGACACTGCCTGTCGCAGTTGCAAATACTGAAGTAGCTCTATCTATAAGTTTTGGTGTAGTAACCGCATCGGTTGCAAGTTGAGTTGTAGCTACACCACCGCTTTTTATTATTAATTGACCACCACTATTTTCTAAAGTAATTCCATCTATATTTAATCTTGATGCAGATAAAGTTCCTGTATTTATATTGGTAGCATTGATGTTATTAATAGTTAAAGTAGAAGCATCAATAGTTCCTGCTGTCAGCGTTCCAACATTAGCAGTAATAGATGAAAGCGTTGATACATTTATTTTATCTGCTGTTACTGCACTAGCAGCTAATTCAGAAGTTGCTATTGCTCCTGCTGCAATATTTGCTGCTGTTATAGTATCGGTTGCAATTTGAGTAGAGGTTATAGTTCCTGCTGCAATTTGTGAAGCTGTAATAGTATTAGCAGCTATCTTTGCTGCTGTTACTGCATTAGCAGCAAGCTCATCGGTATTGATTGCTCCTGTTGCAATTTGTCCTGCTGTTATTGTATTTACTGCAATCTCATTAGCTGTAACACTGCCTGCTGCAAGTTTAGCTGTAGTAACCGCCCCTGCTGCAAGTTTAGGTGTCGATATAGCACCATCAGATATTTCTGTTGCTGTTATTGCACCTGCTGCGATTATATCTGAGGTCACAGCATCATTAGCAAGTTTAGCTGTGGTTACTGCATTAGCTCCTATCTTGGTTGTAGTAATTGCCCCTGCTGCAATGACATCGCCCTGAATGGCATCAACAGCTATTTTTGCATTAGTGACTGCATCATCAACCAGTTTAGCTGTAGAAACTATTGCATCTTTTAAATCTGCTTGAGCTACTGGTGCTGTGCCTACGCTAAATGTAAGCGTTGCAGCATCAGATTCTGAGCCTACTGAATTGATAGAAGAAACAGAAGCAACGTAGTTAGAACCTACTGGTAAGAAATTACAATCAACAAATTCATCATCAACAATCTTATTAAGCAATTTATTGCTTGAAGCATCTACGATAGAAACCCTGTATTCGTAATTAGGAAAGTCTGTTGGCTCGTTCCATGAAAGAAAAGGTCTTCCTGTTGAGCTGCTATTAGAATCAGTAAAAGTTAATCCTGTTGGAGCTTTAACCTCAAATCCTGCAGGTATTCTTGCAATGTCTTCTATGTTTTCTTGTGGCGGTGCTTCCCAACTATAAATGTCTAGATATTCAATACACTGAACATCCACCAATCCATTAGGTTGTAATGCCATTGCTTCAACTCTAAATAGCTTTCCTGTAAATCCTACAGGTGTATAAGCAACAGTAATAACATCTCCAACTTTAACTTTGTAAAGCTCTGGAGTACCAGTAAAGCTGATAGTCATCTGGTTTCTTGATCTACCAAGTATTGCTTCGCCCATGTTGTAAGCAACGTATTTATTAACTATGTAAGGAAAATCTACAACTATTTCTAATTCTTCCCCACCATCATCTGATTTGTAGTTAGGTGTTGCATCATGAAATACAGTAACTGTATCCATTTCGTATTTCTTTAATGCATTAAAAAATTGAACGACTACTTTGTTTGCTTTTTCTGATTTGTTTTCATAGCTTACGGTTATGCCATTGTCACTAACAATATGATCGTCTGTAACTGTGAATGTAGATGATGCTGTATCTTCTAAGGTTATTTCATATTTACCGTCTATGTAATTAAGAATACCTCTCATATTACCTAAGAGTTCCTGTGTATTTTCTAAGACATTTTTATTGGTATCTACAACACCATTACAATGAAATCTTTTTACCTTAACTAATGCAGTTCCAGATTCATTGGTGTAATTTGCTGAAAGAGTATCATTAACAACTACTTGATAAGTTGGATTAGTTGCATCGTATTCTTGCCATCTAGAAGAATCAATAATATCCACTGCATCAAATTCAGTAGCAGCACCTGAGTCTACTAATGTTAGCTTTCCACCAATTTTTGAATTTGCCCAAGTGGTTGCATCAACGTTAACAAAATTATTTCCAGACGTTCCAGAGAATGTAGCTGAAGATGCTGTACCGTCATAATCTGGAGTATCTTCTAATTCATCTGATGTGCTTGCTGCAGTTTGAAATGATTGCAAATTAACCGCACTACTTGCAAGACCTTTACCATATTCATCATCTCTTAAATAATCTAGCAAACAAAGAGCTGCATTATCTGACCATTCAAACGTACTTGGTGTGTCGTATCTGTGACTACCAGAACCACCAGATATTGAGCCATCTTTTCTAGGGTCATAAAGTTTTTTACCTCTCACAACCACAGTGAGCTGCGGAATGCTAGAGAACATTCCCCTGCTGTCATATTCAAAAGATGCTGCAATGTAAGCAACTCCTCTTAATCTATGATTTGTAGTCCATTCTGTAGAAATTGATGCATTAAGCATAGGGTCAACGGTTTGATCACTTGCTCCGTGATGAGCATTAAAAACCATTCTATATCTTTTTGTTGGGTCAGTTCCTGAGTAACCTGCATTAGATTCTTGTACGTTACCTATTTGTGATGCAGTACACAAAGAACCTGCACCAGAAGCTATTTTATCTGAGCCTGCATAATAACCCTGTCTAAACACTTTAGTATCTTTAATAGATACACCGTTTATTTCAATAGTATCTAATTCAATCTGATCTACTTCTCCAACGGATAAAGCATAGACCACAAATAAATCTTTACTTCTGCCATCATGGGTATGCAAAAAAGCTAAGGTAGAACCTACTCTTCTTCTTCCGTAAATGACTGGTATCTTTCCACCTTGAGCAGTTTTTTGACCTAGAATATCTTGTCCTCTAGACATCAGTTCTCTTGCTTCTAGATAGCCCTTGACTCCAACTGCAACAGTAATAACTTGAATAGCAGTCCAAATAGTAGAAGCAACAGCTTTAACCGTTGCAATCATTTCAGCGAAGATTTTAAATTCACCAAAAACCATTAATCAGCACCCCATCTAATATCTTCTTTTGTTTGATCTGCATATTCAAAACCAACATCTCCAGAATAAACATTTTGTTGAGATTCATCTGTGAAATGTCTACCTTTTTTTAAATTCCAGTTTGACCAATGATTAGAAATTCCAAGCGTTATGTGAGAAGCATTATTTGTTTCTTTGATAGTTGCAGACTTAATAAACCCAGAAAAATAAGTTGTTGCATCTACTAATGCTTCATTGCTATCAAAGAAAGCTATGTAAATATTGCAAACAACATTGGTGTAATTACCATCTTCAATTAATTCTCTAACATCACTGGTGATGTTTTGCATGGTTACGCTTAATTCTTGAATTTTTGCTTCGCCATTTTCTGTGGCTGTTTCTAAAGATATGAAATCTCCACCTGCTTCATAAGAATTAGAATCGTAAGTAACATCTGTATAATAATTAGTTGCTCTTAATGGGGTAGAAAAATTAAATTCTAAAAGAAAAGCAATTTTATTAGCATCGTTTGCTATTTGAGTTTGCAAACCTGAGCTAATTGATCTTGCCATTATGTGATAACTTCTCTTACTTCAAACTGTATGCTGTAAAATCCAGATGGGTCTGTAGTAAATAAAATTTCCTCAGATGTTAGATAAACTGTAAAACTTGGTTTATTAACTGTTACTGCTTCATTATCTGCAAGAGTTGTTGCAAGATTTGGTTCTATTAATACTGTAGCAGCTCCAGTTCCATCAGAATCTACGTCTGCTTGAACCATGTAAACTTTTGAATGACCTGCAAAAGAAATAAGATCTCCTGCTTTTAAAACTCCAGATGTTGATGTAGAAAAACCGTCTAGGTCTATCGTTCCATCTGAAGCTGAATGAGCTGATACTACTTGTATATCTGTTTCTGTTTTGTCAGCTCCTCTGTTATCTGTTGGATATTGAATTGTAAAAGTTTCAAAACCACCTTTTTGTTTTTGTAAGAATGCAAATACATCCATAGCATCATCGTATTGCAATGGTGGCATCTGAACTGTAAATGTGAAATATTGTGAACCTATTTGCCTTGCAACCCTTCTACCAGAAAGACTGTGATTCATAATCACTGGTCTTACATTTTTAAATTCTAATGCCCTAAACTTAGGACTTGTAGGAAAAGCACCACTCATATTACACCCATCTTACCTCTTTGATTCATAGCGTTATTTATAATAGCTGTGATCATTCCCTTTCTTGATGCAAGCAATTCATCAAATCCTGCTGCATCTACTGCTGATATATTAAAGTTTACAGTAGCTCCACCGCCTGCAGCTTGTCCTCTTGTATGATCAACAACTGTTTCATTAGGATGAAGCATTGCCATAAATCCACCCTTACCATCTAAACCGCCTGACCTTACTCCTGAACCAGTGTAACCACCACCGTCAAACTCAGGCAAGCCAAAAGCACGACCAATATTTCCAAAGGTAGAAGAAATGCTAGAAACCATTTTCTCGATGATAAATACTCTAATTAATTCATCTATAACTGTTTTGACTACGCTTTGAGCCAAACTTTCAAAGTTCATAAATTCTTTATCTGTAAAATCAAAGAACTTTTTAAATCCACCTGTCATTCCTGTTTCTAATTTTTTAGTAAATGTCTCAACTGTATTTAATGATTTCTCCATAGAGAATCTAAAACCATCAGTTGCAGGCGGTAAATTATCTAATTCTTCTTTTAAAGCTGCAATTGCATCTTTTATCTCTGTGGTATCTTTGACACCTGCTCTAAATACCCTTCTAAAGATATTCATTACACCATCAATTTTGCCACCCAAAATAGTAGATTTATTAACCGTGCCGTCTAAGACTGATTCTAAATCTTTAATTTCTTGCTGTATTTGTGCTGTCGTTGATTTACGTTCTATCATGCCGATAGCATCTAATAAATCTAGAAATGAATTAGCGGTAGCTATAACCACCCCTTGCAATGGAAGCAAGACTTCTCTCTTTAACTCATTCATGGTGTCGTTAAAGATTTCTGCTTGTCTGATAGTGTCTTCAGGTATGATGCCTGTTGCAGAATTTTTTAATTCATCAAGAGCTGCTGAACCGTCTTTACCCATCACAGCTAATTTCACACCTGCTCTACCGAACAGATCTGCCATGATGCCTGCTTTTCTAGTGCTAGATTCTACATTGTCCATAGCTTTGAAAAGCTCTACAAATATTTGTTCTGCACTTTTTGCACTTCCGTCTGCATTGCGAAGACTGACACCTATCCTCTCTAAGCTCTTACCTGCTTCAAGAGTTCTCATCTGAGCTTGACCAACATTCTTAGCGAATGTTTGCAAGCCTTTGTTGAACTCCTCTGTGCTTAATCCAGATTGTTGAGCTGCGAATTGATATCTTTGTAGGAATTCTGTTGATACACCAATAGAATCAGCAGTCTTACCAATGGTATCTGCAAGCTCTAAAGTCTGTCTTGCAAAATTAGCAATTACTGCTGTTGAGAATGCAACAGCTAAAGCACCTTTAATTTTATTAAGATTTTTATTAACAGAATTAAAAGCCTGTTTGGTTTGATCTTGAGCTGTTATTCTGAGTTTGTAATTACTTGCCATTTTCTATCTGTTTCTTTTTTTCCTGCAAATATGCAATCCATCCGTTAAATTCAGATAAGGTCATTTTTTCTTCTAGCTCTTCAACTGTACAACTTAACAGTTCAGCAAGATAGTATTTAGCAAACAATTCCTTATCTGTAGCTACTTTTTTTCTTGCTCTTCCACAGTGATGCTAGTCATGATGTCTCCTGCCACCCTAGCCAAAACATCCTTATCCACATGATGCATCAAATCATGTTTGTCACCTAAATCAAATATTTTTTCCATATTCTCATCAAGTGCTTTTTGTATTATGCAATGAGCCATCAACTCAACGTCATTATCTTTTGCATATTTCTGCAACCTAGACATCTCAGCTAAAGTTAATGGCTTTGCATAAATAATTAAAGGTTGACCTTCGTCTCCCCATTCTGGTACTTCGATCTTCTTGATTCCTAAAGAATCAAAATGCCTTTTAGCGTTTTCTATTGCTTTCATGTTATCAAACAGTGCTTTCAGTTAATGAACCTGAACCTTGCACAGAGATGCTTGCTTCCACGAGTCCATCGAATGAAGCTGATCTAGAAACACCTGTAACAATAGCAGTACCAGTATAATAAGTGTCACCTGCAGTATCTCCCTCAGGATAAACATTCAATGTAACCTCTGAACCTATGCTTAATGCACCCTGCCCAGAAGTATCAGTTTCATCCCAGAACACATCTAAACTTCCAGAAAAAGAAGTTAATGATGTTTTATAGGTTCTTGCAGAATCACCCATTGAAGTATCTTCAAGAGTATCAGCAGATTCTTCTATAGAATAAGATCTAATCTCAGCTACAGAATTGCTACCAACCTTGATAACGCCTTCACTACCTTTATGTGTCGCCATTTTCAATTACCTCGTCTTTCGACTTTTTAGAAGAAGATTTAATTTTTGTTTGGGCTGCTTCTTCTTTCCAACCCTTATTCTTTAGACTTTCAACCTTAGAAGGATGAGCATCTATAGAAACTTTTCCATCTGGACTAATCATTTTCATGTTTGTCTCCTAAACTGCTGTTTCAACATCTTGTTCTTGAGTATGATACTGAACCAAGAATGTCATATTTACGTAACCCAAAGGCTTTTCGCCTTCTCCGTTAAAATTAATTTCAGTAGAATTGATGAATGCATCTTTTGCAATACCGCCTAATGTTACATCTGCTGATATTGCTTCTTCTACCTCTTTGCATATTGTATCAATAGTATCATCAAAGTTGGTAGTAGCTTTTGCATAGCCTTCTACTGCAACTTCTAGTTCTCTCATTAATACTCTGTTTGTTCCGATAACCATAGGTTCTGAGCTTTCTGATTTAGTATAAATAACTAAAGCAGGTAATGTTTCAAGAGGATAAACCCTTGATTCAGTTACGTTAGAACCTGTAGTTGTTAAACCAGTTAATGTAGTTCCAAAGTATTCTCTGATCTGTTGTCTTACATGAGACATTTATACTTCCTCTAGCTCCATAGCTGTAAAACCTGTTCTGTCTGTTTGCACATTTACTATGGTGTAAGTTTGTGCTGCTTTTAGTACGTTTCCTTCTACATCAGTAACAGCACTTGCTGCTAATGTGTCTCCGTAAGATGCATTAGGAGCATCTACGGTTCTGCAATAGGCGATAGGTTTTAATGCTTCTACTCCTATGCCTTCTTCTTGTTCTACGTATTCATTATTTAAGATAATGTTAATGGTAGAATCTATATCGTTTCTTGTATAAGTTGCAGTGATTGCATGACCATAATTAATATCAAGATAAGCGGTCATATCTGCTTCTGTCTCTAATCTAAACTGAGACATTATTGCTCCTCAAGCACAAGTGAAACCATGCCTGTGTTATCTGGCTCGACAACCCTGACTCTGAATTCTGTTTGTGCTTTTAAGACATTACCTTGATCTGTGGTAATTGCATCAACAACGATTTTGTCGTTTTGTGAAACATTAGGTGCATCAGAATATTTAATGATTGCTCTAGGTTGATGACCTGCAACATTAACTGATTCACCTTGTATGTTGAAATATTCTTGATCAATGATAAGTTTGACTAGAACAGATAACCCATCATCTATAAAACCAAGAGTATCTATTAAGGGGAAATCATCCCATAAAGCACCAGTCTCGAAAAATGTTGCAGTTACTCCGTGTCCTGTTGTGGTATCAAGATAAGAAGTAAAATCTGCAGCACTTTCGATAGGTGGCATTATTTTTTAGCTCTTTTCTTAGGAGCTTCCTCTGAGCTTTCTAAACCCACGCTTCTATTTTCTTTTTTTGGTTTAGCTTTTTCAATGTGTGGAGTAGCTTTGCCATAAGCACATAGCTCATAACCTACGTCTTCAGGAAGTTCAACCACATCTCCTGCTTTGACTCTTTCGCCTTTCGCCACTGTATCTTGTGTAATTAAAAATTTTTTCATATTTAAGATGGGGGGATTACTCCCCCCATTCCAAGTAAGCATTAACTATTATGCACCGTCATTAGATACACAGAAGCTAACAGCATGTCTAACTGCTACATCAACTGTTTGAAGAGCAACGATTCTAATAGAACCAGTGTTAGATAGGCTATAAGGGTCAACTGTGATATCAAGAGAACCATACATACCAATTAATAGATCACCAAAGTTACCAAAGTAGAAATCACCTGAAGTAACTTGATTTGATCTAACTACGTTGTAGCCATTCATTCTGCCATCTGGCTCAACTACAAATTGACCACTACCTGAATCTTTAGAAGTAGTTTTCAATGTACCGTAGTCAGCAGGCTTACAAATGTAAGACAAATTGCCTAATAAAGCATTGTCTGCTGCAACTGCAGATTCCATTCCAACGATCTCACCGAAAGTTGGGTTAGCTGCTGCAAATGTAGTTGTGTTAACACCAGAAGTGTTTTTGACACCTGTAGGTTGTCCTGAAGAACCAGAACCTGCTAATGCACCCAAGTCAATAGCGATAGCAATTGATTGAGTAAGATCATCTCTGATCAAGTTCTCGATGTCTAGTGAGCTTTGTTGTAAAAGCAATCTAGTAACATCTGTGTAAGCACCAATCACTTTAGGTGACATGGTTACGCTTCCAGATGTGAACTCTGATTCAGAAGCAGCATTTCCTTCAGTAGCAATCCAACCACCGCTAGAAGCAGCAGTTTTCTTAGGTATAACTACAGAGCCTTGAAGACCACGTAACATAGTTGCACCTGCAGCCATAACTGAAGATTGGTTTCTTAGAACGTCAATGAAATCTCCACCTTTGAAATCCTGAGGGATTAAAGTTGAATCATCAGATGAGTTAATGTCTCTCTGACCCCATTGAGCTAGAACGTCTGCAGGAAGCATGATGCCTTGTGCAGTTGTTCCATTTTGTCTTGCAGCTTCTTCTGAACATTCAAATTCAAATGCTGCATCAGCTTGAGCTTTTCTGTCAGTTGGATTAGCTAAAGCTCTAAGAGCTTTTACTACGCTAAATCTTTTGACTTCTTTAGCTGTCATACCTATATCTGATGGTGTTTCTAATGGTTTGTCATTAGCGATATTCTCTAAGAGGACACCTCTAAATTCTTCCACAGAAATACCTTCAGAAATTGCTTTATCAGCTAGATCTCTTTTGTTGTGTCTAACAGCTAGATCAATGATCTCTTTAGAGTTTCTTTTGAACTCAGCTTTAGCTTCTTCAACAGTTTTAGATCTAACCTCGTCAAGATTAATATCTTGTTTAATTTCTTTTTCCATTTTTATTTCCTGTTTGAAATTAAGGTTAGTTTCAGAACGACCAACTCCGACAGCTTTTGACTGATCTGCAGGTACTGCAACTGAACTTACCTCTAAAGGTGTCCAGTTAGCTCTGTAGTAGTCTCCTTTATCATCGCTGACACGTTCCATTTTATTTATTTTGTATCCAACGGATATATTCATGCGAATTCCGTCTTTTACATCTTCAAACACTTCTCGAGCAAGAGCAGATTTTCCAAATCTAACTACTGCAATTGTCCTCTTAGCAGTCTCGTCTAGTTTGAACTCTTCGATAACACCAATTTGCTTGGTCATATCATGATCTAATAGAAAAGGAGCAGTACCGCTTGACATAAATTCCATGTCAATATCTTCTGCTCTATGTCCTAAGACTTCTCTTCCAAAACTTCTATCTACTGGTGATTCAGAAGATACTCCAACTCTGACCCTGCGATTTTCTTCGTCAATATGATCAGCTCTGGAAAGATCAATGGTTCTGTATCTCATAAGATCAACCACCTTTCTTTCTTCTTCATCATGCATGGAATTTTCCTCATCCACTATTTCTACTGGTTCAGACTCTTCCATATCTTCTTCATGTTCTTTAGCAAATGTAATGACAACAGAATCATCAGTTTCATTCACTGCAAGAATATGTCTGTCTTCTTTATTATCCATTGTCTTCTCCTTGTTTTTTGTGGATAACGGATGTCCTTCAGGAAGCAAATCAGTGTCATGCTTCCCACTTCTAAATTTACCATTCCTTAAAGCAAAAAGAAATGAATTTATCCTAGCTGCTGCCCATTGTTCAGGTGAGCTAACATTAGGTCTTACTGATGCAGGATTAGTTTTATATGCTCCAATCCCACGTTCATAAACTTTTGATAATGTTCCTACTGTAGTTCTTTTAGATGCTACATCTCCAACTTCTTCGTTGTGTTCTTCTACTTTGTTCTTAATCATTTCAAGAGCTTTTCCAGATACAGCTCTTTCTTCAATAGCTTCTTCAAACTCAATATAATCATAATCGTGTTCTTCTAGCCATGCCTTAGCTTCATCTGGTGTGAACTTGCTTGAATCGAATCTTATTGATTGAACTTCTGAGCTTCGATCTTCTAATATTCCATAAATAACGTGTATGCCTGAACCAAACTCATCATTGTCTCTTGCAAATTCAACGTATTTATCTGGATTATTAATTCTTGCTGCATGTTCGTTGGGATATGGTCTAGCTTCGTACATTCTTTCTTCTTCTTTCTTTAATCTTTCAACAATTTGTCTTGACCAAGAATAGCCTGCATCTCCACCCCACAATGCCCATGCAATTCTTCCGTTAGATGGGTATCCGTCTTCTCCTTGTGAGAATCCTTCGCCCTGCTTATCTACTTCATGCCTTGAAAAGAAGCTATACATTCTTTTGACGGTAGATTCAGAAAGATTCTTGCCATTAACAATATCTCTTGCTCTAGCAATACCAACTTCAGTGCCACCTCTGCCATGTTCTCTTCGCCAATCTAAACCTCTTTGAGCTTCAGTGACCATGCCTTCAGTTGGTTTATAGCTCATCGTCATCCTCTCCACCCTGTATGTTTGCTTCTACAGGAAGTTTTGCACCGAATGGTTGATAAGCTAGTTCTATTCCGTACTGCTTGGCTAGTTCTATTTCTTTTTGATGTTGTTCAAACAATTCTTCTGTATCTCTACCGTAAGAAGCACAGATATCAGAATAGGTAAGAGTTCCATTTTGTAGTCCTATAACATTAGATTGCATTTCTTTTAATGGGTCTATCCAAGCAAAACTTCTTGGAATAAATGTGACCGCATTAGCAAATTGATCAACTTTAGAAACAGGAAGTTTAATGTAGTTTGTTGAAACTGCCATTTCTAACCATGATCTAAAAATTGGCTCAATGAAGTGTTCGATTACAAACTGTTGATAGATCTGATACATACTGCGATCTTCTAAAGCTCCCTGTCTGATAGAGCTGTAGTTCACAGAAGTTAAATCGTTGGAAAGCGAATGATAAGAAATGTTTAAACCAGATGCGATACTTCTAAGCACAGTTTTTGTGAATGATTCAAAAGCAGATGTAGGATGGTTTGGGTCAAATGCTTTAAAGTCCATTCCTGCAGGTAGCTGTTCAAAGACACCTGCTTGAGCATTCATAGTTGGACTGAATCCGTCTTCGTATGCTCCATCACCAACGTAACCGTCACCATCTGGACTTACAAAGAATCCCATCTTACTTGCAGATACACGTGCTGCAACGACCTCTGCTTCCATATAGCCTGAATACATTTTGACATTGGACATAGCTGTTGCAACTAAAGATACGCCCCTAGTCTGCTCTGCTCTTTGTGGTAAGAAAGCATGAATGATTTCATCAGCAGGAACTCTAATGTGTTGGTTCTTGTTTAGGTAGGTTCTTTCGTAAGGATGATCTTTGTATAAGTGATAGGCTACAGGTGTATCAAACTTATCTACCTCAACACCCATCTTGATACGATTACCAGTTTCTTTGTAGTAATCATTTTTATTTTCATCTAAATGATCTGCTTCTAAGAATTGAATTCTAAATCCAAAAGGTGATTTAAGATCTTTGATTTTTCTGATTAAAACTTCACCATCTCTGCAAAGAGATTCAATAAATATTTTCTGACAATCTAAGAAAGTCAGTCTTTTGTTAGTTGTGCAATTTCCTAATCTTGTCCACTCATGCCATGCTTCCTCAATGGACTGGTTAGCTCTTAGGTCTAGCTTACCCATGTTAACAGGGTCATCTAGTCTCGCCTTAGAGCTAACTCTTATGCCATGCTTACCGATAACATTAGACACCATCAGATTTAAGTATCTAGCAATATAGCTATCGTTTCTTGCTAACTCTCTTGCTCTGTCTCTAAGGACTCGTATGTTGTCTTTTATTTCAGCATCGGCACTGGTGGAAGTAGTTAAAAAATCTGCAAACAATCTTCCTGCATTAGCACCAGAATAAGATCTTCTATAGGCTTGACGTTTTTTTGTCTTGACTTCATTTCTATTAAAGATGTTGTTATACCATGCCATTATTTATAACTCTTAGGTGTTGTGACGTTATGTCCAAAATTAACTTTAATTGTGTTTCCAGAGCCACGACCATTTTTAATTCTAGCTCTTTTAACTTCTCGTAAATATTCTGACTTATATCTATCTCTAAATGTTAAAAGTTCATTGATAGACATTCTTGATAATGATCTTCCTGCAATAGACATAGATTGCTGATCCATAGTTGCTCTGTTTTCAATGACAGCTTCAATTGCATCTAGAACTTTCTTTGCATGACTTCTAACTGAAGCAGAAGTTGTTGCATAGTTGTCTTGTACTTCCACAAAACCCTCTTCTAATTTAATTCTAGCTGAGTCTGAGCTTCTAGTTATATAAGAAATCCAATTGTAGTTGCCTTTAGCATAGGAAGAGGTGCTTGAGGTTGAGATTATGTATTCGTCTCCAGATTCAGTTGCAGTCAAAGTAAAATTAGATGCAGTTGCACCATCAATTAAATTGAATTCATAAGATAATGAGTAATCTGCCACTGGATAATCACTAGCAAGATCATCTCTTTTCCATGCCCAGAAATCCCCAAGCTGTAATTCGCTTGGAACTTGAGTAGGATAATTTGTCGAATCAAATTTGTTAGCCAAACAAAAACCTCATTTAAGTTAGATATATCCACATAAAACACTATGGTCTATATGGGAAATGTCAAGATTATTTCCAAGAAGTAGCGAAATTAGGTCTATTTACAGATCTTTTTGGTTTATTTTGTGACTTTTCTTGTGGTTTTGACTCATTGGTCAGTATTTTTTCTTCAATGATGTCAAAATTTGGATTCAGAATGTAAATAGCTGCAAAATTGTAAACCAATGTGTCCAATGCTTCGTTTCTTGGTCTAATTTGTTTCCAAACAAGCGTTTTCCTTCCTCTCACAAATTTTGTGATTCTTTTTTCTGCTGTAAGTTGCTTAAAGTATTCCTCATCTAAGTCTGAGCAAAAATGTAACGTTGTATTTTCTTTATCGGTAGATAATCTTGCAAAAATTGCTTCTTTTGCTGTGTCAGTTCCAACTGGATAAAGGACAGCTTTATTTTTACCAACAAAAGTAGGTCTATTTGCAATTGCTTTACCAGTTTGGTTTGAACCCTTAATGGAAAATACTCTTCTTGCTTGTCTAGCCTTAGTAAATTCATAGACTCTTTGAGTATGGTGACCACCAGAGTCAACGGTGCAGCAAGAAATAGGAATTAATCGTTCTGTTTCAGTTCTAAATCTTTTCTTTAGATAAGCGTCTAAATCATTCCAAACATTAAATGCATTAGGGTCTCCCCAAAGAATCTTGTAATCCAAGACCCACGCTTGATAGTTTTTACCCCATCCAACGGTTTGTAATTCCAATCTATCTTTTTGAACATCGACACCAGTAGTCAAAATCAACACATCCTCTGGAACTGAAGTGTGATCATAGTTCAATCTACGTTCAAGAAGTGTTTCATACTCAACAGCTTCGCCCTGTTCTTCCCAAGTTTCACCAAGAGCTGTGTTGACCCATGTCTTTAATGTTTCTGGATTCTTTTTAGATTCAAGAAATGCTTTAGCCATCTGACCCCAAGTTGACCAAACAGAATAAAGCTCCGATATATGAAATCCTGCTGTTTTAAAACTTTCTGCTGTTGCTCTCCATTCACCATTCTTGATCATCCATTGCTTTTTAGATTCTTCAATGACTGAACCGCATTCTTCGCAGGCATAAGTAGCAGTCTCAGGCTTGTCTTCTTCCCAGACTACGTTTTTCCATTTCAAAACTTGCATATGTTGGCATTCTGGACACGGAACGTAGTAATAACGTTTATCTGATTCCTCAAATGCAGCTTCAATTGCTGATAATCCTTTGATAGTTGGTGTGCTACACATGTAGATTTTGCGATTTGCGAAAGTTTTGGTTCTAGCAATAGCCAAAGATATAGGTGAACCTTCGCTTCCTGCAGAAGTTTCCCAACGGTCTATCTCATCCATCAAGAGGATTCTGATACTTCTACTAGCCAATCCACTTGGCGAATTAGACCCAACGATAGTACAACTACCGCCTGCGAACTTCTTATGCATAGTTGTATTGCCACTATCTCTGCTTTTTGAGTCTTTTACACAGTCTCTGATCTTTTCTGTGTCTCGAATCATTGCTGCAAGTCTGTCTTTTGAGAATGCCTGCCCCATAGCAAGGGTAGGTTGCACTATAAGCATAGGTGATGGGTCTTGATCTATGTAATATGCAATTGAGTTTAGCAAAATCTCTGTTTTGCCAACCTGTGCTGAGGTCATGACCACAATTCTTTCGATATTGGGGTCACAGAATGAATCCATGATGTCTCTTTGATATTCTGCCCTATCAGTTCTCCATTGACCTGCTTCAGCAGATGCTTCAGGTGAAAGTTTGCGGTAAGTATCTGCCCAAGAACTAATCTTGAGATTCGGTGGAGCTGCCCATATCTGGTTCGTCTCCTGTATCACCTTTTCTATATTTCTTAGGTATTCCATTGTTTGCTAGTTCATCCAATGCTTCGTGAACTCTCTCCTTAATCACTTGTTCTGCTTCAGCATAGTTATCCACAGAGATTACCTGATGTGCAATTCTTGTGGGTAAAGCTATCAACTTAGCTCTAGCGTTAGATACATATTCAACCCATGTATCTTGTACCAATTGAGTAGGAATAAGATTTCCTTCTAATTGCTCTACTTCTAATTCTGCCTTTCTTGCTTGAGCTGCAGTAAGTTTGGTCTTTTCCTCTGCAATATCGCCTGTACCAGATCTTTTGTGGTATCCACCTAGTTTTCTAAGGTAAGAAATGTAAGCAATCCTGCAAACATCCATATTTAGCGGACTTTTACCCATTTTAGAGGGCAAAATACCGTCTCTAATGAGTTCTGAGACCCTTTTAACTGATAAGTCCAAATGTTCAGCAACTTCTCTCTGTGTAGCCATACGTTGCTCTAATTACCTTAGTTGAGACAGACTGACGCTAGGAAATTTCTGACCTCGCGAATAACCCACATGCTGTACGCTAGAAGAACCTATGTATAGGGGTCTATAGTTATCTAACATATCGCTTCATATTCCTGTCTAATGCCTTATCCATCTTTGCTTTAACAACTCCATTGACTGTCTTGAAGAAGTCAAAGCGTTTGGCAAAGCGTTGTGACTTGGCTAGGTTAACTACTTTTCTAATACTGCTACCGCTTGCACCACCGCCCATCCGTTCCCAGATACCATACTTAGCTTGTGGGAATCCCTTAGGAATACCAGTGAAATATTTTTCTTTGTCTTCAAAGTATTTCAATCGCTGTGCCTTAGTGATGTTACCAAACTTATTGGTCTTAGTTACGTCTCTAGGTGTGATAACAAAGTTCTTCTCTGGTAGACGTGTGCTACCTTCTAACATTGGCTCAAGATATTCAGCAGGTGCTTTACCTTTGTTCCACTTATCTTTGATGAATACCAATGCAGATAGGTCTCTAGGTTTTGCTTTAAAGAGTATTGGTGATTTAACAGTATCTGGTTTAGGTCTATCTAACTTCTTAGCGAACTGACTTCTCAATGCATTGACTGCATCTGTGCCTACCTCATTTAATGCATCAGATACTATGTTTGGTAGATGTTTCTTTTGGAATAAACTTAGCTTCCTAGCAACCTCTTTAGTGTTAGCCTTAACATTAATCTGCATTGTCATATCTTTCTCCAGTGTGATTTGCCTTTGAACTTAAGACCAAACTCATCTGCATATCTAAGCACACTGCTCTTGCTTATATCCAAACTGTTAGCCACATCATGTGATGACTTGCCTGAGTCTATTTGTTTCTTGAGCCATTTATAATCTAAGTTAATAGTCTTCTTCTGTTTCATAAGTTTTCATAATGTTCTATCAGCTTATCTAGATACCATCTAGCCTTCTGCAGATCTTGTATGTTGGCATCTTTATATTTATGCCTGTGTATGTACTTAATGATACTGCCTTCTAGATATGAAGGGAAGTTAGCACCCAACTGTTGTTTGATGTATTGAATGCATTCTACACCACCGTTGTTGTAGTGCGGTGGATGATTGACCACATCTTTTTTGTTTTGGTCTTTTTTATGATTGTCATTCTTGGATGTAATCTCATTTGTAGAATTATAAGCATCTTGTTCCACAACCATTTGCTTTCCATAAATTGACTCTTTATCTGCGATTTCGTATCTGTCAAAAAAGTTTGGCGATAAATATGCAACAATTTCATACTCATTATGGTTAGATCTTTTCCAGTATTTATTTAAAACCATAGCAGTCATATCTTTATTTTCACAAAAAGCATTTCCATTTTTGTTGTCTTCCCATGAATTATTTGCATTAGTAGCAGTAACTAAAACATCATAATAATGATGATGTTCATAATTTTGTTTTGATAATTTAAATTTCTTCATTTCTTCTCCTTCTTAGATTTATCTTTCTTGTTACCAAATATTTTATCCCAGTTGTCATCAAATCTTTTTCGATCTTTGATCTTTCTAGGTCTGTCTCCTTTGCCTGTCATTTCTTCTCCTTGTATTGTTGCAATAAATCTAAAGGGACTAGGTATGCTGTCTTAGCAGTGCTGTCTCCCTTGCCAATAAACTGTACTGGTTTAAGCATATTCACTGATACACATTCCCAAATTCTTTGCGGTCTTAACCATAACCACTCTTGCCCTGTATAGATAACCCAGTAGTCAGACTTGGTTGCATTCAGTCCAGATGGTTTACCAAACATCTCAACCTCGATAACGATATTGCCTGTATGCTGACTCTTCTGATCTGACTTAACTTCCAGATAGATATTTGTTTCAGGAATATAAATATCGAATGGTTTGCACTTGCCTTCAAATCTTTCAGCTTGCGGATACTTCTTTCTTAGTTTTTCTAACAGCATATCCTCTACACTCTGTCCTGCATAAAGGTCTCTGTCAAAACTATCCATTCTTGCCCTTGATTGTCTTCACATATTGAAAGCTACTGCCTTCAAATTGTTTTGCTAACAATAGTCTCATATCCATCATCTCTTTTGGTACAGCTCGCAATAATTCCTGAATGCTAATGTAATTTCCATTAGGGTCTCCAGTTGTTGCTCTTGCTCTTGGTAATTGATAATCCATATCTGTTACATACCAGAGATCACCATCCCAATCAAAACACTTGATATCTGCTTCAACCTCTCGATAACCCTGATCTCTTAGATCTTTAATCAAAACGTCAAAAGCACGTTTCATCATGTTGATCATTTCAAGCATCTTGGCATCGTCTTTTGAGTTATATGCATCTCCGTATAAATCACGTGCCTTTTTAAATTTAAGACGTAACTCGTCAGACACAAGTGATAGAACTCTTGCTTCACTGCCCCACAGATTTAACAGATTTATCTCCTGTTGTTTGTACTCTTTTATCAGTCTCAGAACGTGAGGACTAAATTCCTTTTTTTCTAATATTGTATTCTTCTTCCGCATAAAGTTTATTGCACATTATTTACCGCATACTGCATATACCCTAAGGGTATATATGCAGAAATATGCGGAAAAATTGATAATTTATATGCAGTTTTATGCAGTTTATATGCAGTTTTATGCAGTAAATTATTAGTTAATTTCATCAAAATCGACCTTTCTTTTGTATTGAATGGATTGATAAGTATCAGTTTTAGGGTCATGACATATATCATCAGACTCCTTCATTTTGCTTAAATAAGTCCTAATATTGCCATCAGACATAATGCCTTCACCTCTAACCTTGCTAACCTTGCCTGTTAGATCACTTGGCTTAAACCAGTAATCCTCTGAAGCACCACCATCTGCTACGACCTTAAGTGTCGCAAGATTAGTAAGTGCTTTATCTATCATTGCATGAGCTGCATTCATAGACTTCTTAATTTCAGGTTTATCTTCCGTAAGTTCCAAGTATCCAGATGTTAATCCGTCAAAACCATTTATCTGAGCTTCTACAAACTTAAAGTCCATAGTAGCCATGCCCATACCATCTTTATTAAGGGTCTGCTCAACAGTTACAAACATATCACCACCGCTATCTTCTCTCGTGACCTTAAATTCATAGTCCATAGATGCACCAAGAACAGATGACCCTCTTTGTCTGCCAAAGTTATTATGCCCTGTATGATGCACTACGATCACAGCAGCGTTGTATTTATGAATAAGGCTATCTAACCTACTGATAAACAGCGTCATGTCCTCTGTGGAGTTCTCTGAGCCACTACCAAAGTTTCTGTTCAAGGTATCGAAAATAATACATCCGATTGAGCCTTGTTTTGCTTCAATCAAATCTAGTTCTTGCTTTAGTTTCTCAAACTCATCATCATCCAGAACTCTTGTTCCTCTGTTAGATAAGAATAAAGGACAACCGCTTAGATCATGCATTTCTTGCGAATACACAGCAAGTCTACGCTTAACACCTCTGAGACCCTCACCTGCTAACAGAACTACTGGTGCTTGAGTTGTCTCATAACCGTAATAGTTAGAGCCTTTAGCAATAGATGCTGCCATTGCGATAGCCACAAAAGATTTACCATCTTTAGGTTTACCAAATATGCCTAAGAGACTTGATCTCTCAACCACATTTTTAATCAACCACTCAGGATGATCTACTTCTGACATCAGCTTATCAGCACGTTCTAAATAAAAAGTTCCTTTAGGTCTTTGTAATGGATTGCTTTTGACATAATCCACAAACACATCAGAGCTGCTAAAAATGCCTTTCTCTAATGCTTCATGCAGATCTTCTTTCTCATTTAATTCAACAGGTGGTTTAGCTTTCCAAACATTGCAATTATGTGTTTCCAGATAAGTACCAATATCGTTAGCAAATCCAAAACCTGCATCATCATTATCAGGAAAGATAAAAACATCTCTACCAAACAACGGTGACCAATCGGTTTTGCTCCATCCGCTAACACCACCATGATGACAAGCTACTTGCCCCTCGTATATCTTCTCTGCAGCAATTGCTGCTTTCTCACCTTCGACCAATACGACAGGTAGTGTCTCATCTCTGTTAGGTGTTAGATATAAAGGCAATTGCCCAGATGGTCTCTTCATGAGCCATTGGTCATTCTCTTGCTTGCTAAATGGACAGTATTTTTGATAGCTTCTTTTATGTCCTTCAGGAAACCTTAGAACAATAAAATTATCTGCATACTTGATCTTAACTACTGCTTCAGTCCAGAGCTTTCTCAGCTCTTCTGAGGATAGTGATGCGGAAGGCTTAGACACCTTTTGAGAAGGGAAAAAATAAGTAGTGCCTAAATTTTCTCCCACATCACTAAAACCAAATCTATCTAACGTCTCTTTCACGTCTACGTCAAACTTATTTAGAAACCAATGAGTACCGCCACCTTCACGATTTTCAAAATCATAGAACTGACCTGTGTCCTTATTCAAGCACATGCTGCCTTTTTTATTCCACCTCATCTCAGAAGATGATTCGGATGTAGGCTCGCCCAATACTTCTAAGGCAACAGGTCTAGCTATTGATGCCCAGTCCTCGTTAGTCATCAGAATGGAATGTCTTCTGATTTAAGTTCCTCTGTCTTCGTTACCTCAGCATCAACTGCTGCTTCTTCTTTAAACCATTCTGGTACAACAAAACCGTCTTTTCTTGGTTTGTAGCCTTCTAGCTTAAATGTGTGTGATGCACTGTCATAACCGCTTTTGGTTTTGAACGTCTCTGAGCCTTTGTAAGAGAAGACAGGTAGATTGGGTAAGTTATCCCTAAAATCATTCCTGATCTGCTCATACATGCTCTTAAATGCTCTCACCTGATGTCCTGCCATTGTCTCCAACAATACTGGTTTCTCTTCACCATGAATCATTAGCCAAACACTAACAGCATCATTCCATCCGTCTTTGAATAACTTAGAAC